TTGCAAGCTCTCTCTGTGTCTTGCCAACGCTGCGCCTCGAGAAACGTACATTGGTCACGCTGCACCGCGCTGGTGCCGACCAAGCAAGCAATGACGACCGCCTGATACATCATTCTCTTGGTGTCCTTGCTTCTTTGCCCAGGTAAATACCATACACACCAGTCATCACACCCATGATTACAGAGACAAACGCCGACTGCTGTGTTGTTGGATTATCTAAATCCATAAACCATTCAGCACACCGCCATGACATAGCAACAGATGCAATCATGGTCAGCTTGGCTGTCAGGTTAAACTGGATGTATCGCTTCCACCAGTCAGTCATGCCATACCCACCGCTCTAGCTACAGACACCATTAGAAAAGCAAACAAAGCGATTGTCACTGCAACAATACCGGTGATGAGTAGCGTTGTTTTAATCGCTTGCTCAAGCTCTTTAGCCTTACGAGTCGCTTCACGGCGGGCTTGCGCTTCCGCCTCTTTTTGTTCCCTGAGTTTCTTATTATGTAGGTCAACGATCTCTTGCCATGTGTCGGGGCCGAACCGCATATTAATCATCGTTTTAATTTCTTGCATTTGTTCTTGCAGCTTCTTAGCTTCAAGAACCGCATCAATGCTAGACTTAAATTTAATATCACCAACGCCAGCTTGTTTATTACGCTCATCATTGAGCTTTTTCTGGCAGTCAAAGAGCGTACCGATTTGTTGTGAAATATCAGCAACAGATTGAACATCGTTAATGCGAGCCTTGATAAATGCTATGGCATTGCTTGCGGCTGTGACCGCTGCAATCGCTGTTGTGATAGGCTCCATATCAGCCTCGCAAGATCACACTCAATAGCAGTAAAATCATAGTGCCAGCAGTGCCAATCATAATATGCTCAATGCGTTTGATACGCAGTATAGTTTCTTTCCAACGCTCCGCGCATACAGCTTCGTGTGTATCTATCTGGGCCTGTACAGATGCGGCAGTTGGCTTGCCCATCAGTTTGAAGTCTCAATAAAGATTACAGATGATGTTGCTCCAGCGGCTGTATCATTTTGAGCCCTGTTAATGTACAGAGTTGCTGATCCGGTATTGCCTGTTCTGGTTTGGCATACAACTGTAATAGCTGAACCATCTGTGTTGTTTACACTTGTCATAATATTACAAGGAATAATGCCTAAAGAATTATTAGTAACTCCATTATAAATACTCATGGTGCAATCACCATTGCCTGTTACATAGTCAGTGCCATCAATTACCCATTTGTAATCAAGATACTGTTGGTAAGTTATATCAACATAAGCAACACCATAAATCAAAACGGTACTGCTGGTCGCTGAAGGTGTGAATGAACCAAAGTCTAGGTCATCTGCGTAAGCAGACGCGCTTGCTCGTGTACTTTGAGTAGCGATTTCACTAATTGATGATTTTAGAACTTTACCACCAAGACCTGTTGGCAACGTAGTGACGCTGGTCAGAGACTGATTGTTTAATCTTATTAGTGCCATTACGCTATCCTCATTACTGATAAAAAGGTAATATGAGCATCAGTTATAGCGGCATCAGTAGATTGAAGCATATCACCTGCCGTAGTTTCAATATTATAAGTGGCACTACCAGCTTGCACGGAAAATACAGCTACTCTTAATTTTGTCGTGGCAGTTGTTGCTTTATAAATAAAGCTATTATTGAATATACAGCTTCCCGGGTCTTCATTCGCACCATCACGGTTTTGAGCCACATGACCTTTGTATGGTGTGAATGTTGTACCATCCGTTGCTATTTGTAAAACAGCACCACCAAAAGCAAGATTTTCTGAAGTAATTGTATTAGACCTTAAAGCTACACTAAATGAAACTTGATAAACACCATTACTGCTATCCAGCAAATAAGCATCATTTGCACTATCAAAATTAGATGCTGTGTCATATTCCACTGTACCACTACCACCAAAATCAACAATAGCAGAAGTACTGTTTGCTATAGCTGTTTGGTCAGTTGTTAAATTAACTTGGAAATATTCGCTTCCAGCATTAGATGCTATGCCAGTAAGTGCTGAACCATCAATCGCTGGCAATGCGCCTGTCAGTTTAGACGCCGCCATTGACTGTATCTTAGCGTCAGTAATTGTACCATCAGCCGGAGTGCCAATGCCGTACACATCACCAAACGACATAATAAAATCAATGCTGTCACTAGCTGACAATGTGCTAGCAAATACAATGTTGCTGCCGCTAATGGTAAAGCTATCTTGAGGTGCTTGTATTACACCGTTCAAAGAAACCATAAGCTGATTAGCAGTTGCCGGATAGTAGGCAGAGCCGCCAAGCGTCAGGGCATAGGTATCAGTCGCAGATGCAGTCAGGTTATCTAGCTTGTGATAGCCGCCGCTGGTTGGTTGATTTCCAAGATAGGGCATCTGCCTCTCCTTAACTTTCTGCCATTCCGTAAACTAGCAAAGTGCCAGTTGCGGAACATGAAGTATCAGGCGTCACAGTGTCGTTTGTATTAACGATAATCAATCTCATACCTGAATAACTGGTTGTATTATGTCTTATGGCGGCACCATGAAAACTTGTTGCATCTGTATTGGTGTTTACGCTGTACGTTCCATTAGCTTGAACGGCAGTAAAAACTGAATTAAATGGATTATATATTCCAAATTCAAAATTTGCTCTATGATTATTTTCTACGGTATTAAGACAAAAATTAAAATGTGCTCTGTTATTTCTGGATGCCCCCATATTTCTACTAGCATTTGATGAATCAATACCTCTATATGCGTAATCTATATCCCCTGTACTATCAACCGTGCCATCACTTGCTTTCAAATATTGAAAACTGTGTGAAATATCATTATCGCTAGTATCAACGCCAGTTATATCCCAAAATAATTTGTAATAATTATAGTCTGCGCTAAACAAGTTGGTAAAATCTTGAACTGCGCTGGTTGTAGAGATACTTACTTTTTTAATAAACCTAAAACCACTGTTAGACCCAGCACCTGTTACAGTACCTGTGAACGCAAAGTCATCAGTTAAGTCTATGCTTTGAGACCTTAGTTTTGAAAGTGCCATATCTTACTCCGGTTTCGTAGGCCACACCACATCATCAAGTGATGAATAGCTGTCGGTAATATCACGCAGTGCCTGACGGTATGTGGTCTGAGCCGCAGTCATTGTCGGCGTATCAGACATATCCCACCAGTCAGTCTCTGCAATTAAACGGTTACGCTCTGTGCGTAATTCGTCCAGATTAAAAGCCGCCAGCAACTCAGCTTCCTTAGTTGCCACCGCAGAGGAATCCAAAGATACAACGTTGCCATCAGCATCCTTGGCAACAGCGTCAGAACCGCTACCGTTAATTGTAACTACATTTGAATGTAGTGCGTAGATTGCCTCGTGTTGCATTTGTTATGCTCCGATTTCTGTTGCGGTCAAAGTTGCTATGAACCGACCGTGCGCTGCACCATCAGCATCGGAAGCCGACCGCAAATAGTAATACGCGCCGCCATTGTAATTGTTAAATTGAACTTTGTAAGTTGTTGCTGAGGTAGTCGATGGACTGTCTAAAAACTTGGGCATTAAAACAGGAGTGTTACCGTTTCCATCGCCGCTAATGTCACCCCTAACAGAAGTGGTTGCCCTAATTCTACTTCCAGCAGCATCACCAATTCCAATATCAGTGCTTCCTCTAACGTATTTAAGGTAAAAAATGTGGGTGTTATTAGAGTGGTCAAATTGACCAATGTGACACTCAATCATTATTTTGCTGCTAGCGGAACTTGGTGTAATAGCTACCGACAGGCTGCCTAAATCATTCCATCCTGCTGATGTACTAGCAGTAACAGGTGTTGTGTCTACGGTTTGTAAAACTTGCAGCACCTTACCAGCCGATACACCAGTCAATGCAGAACCATCACCGCTAAATGATGTGGCTGTTACTGCGCCAGTAAAGTTGCCAGTCGTTGCCGCCAGTGGCGATGTTGTTGGATGGCTAACACTACCAACAGCCTTTCCTTGAAACACAACATAGAAATCATCTGTTGCCGCAATCGTGCCAGTCATAGTCAGCGTTGTGCCTACGGCTGAATATGCCACAGTTGGCTCTTGGCGCACGTTATTTACAAACACCTCTAACTCTTGCGCTGATGAAACAGCGTGGCTGAGTGTAAAGCTAGTGCCAGTGCCGCCTGTCAAATCCTGATAGGCAACAGACTGAAAGGCGGCTGATGGTGCGTTACCTAGATATGGCATCAGGTGATCTCCATAATGCTCAGTGTTGCGTCAACTTTTGCAGATGTATCACTGTCAATTTGCAAGATGTCGCCAGCTTGCAGAATGTATTTGTTACCCGCCATCAATTCCAACGAGCCGCCGCCAACAAGGGGTGCGCCTTTGATAACAAACACAGTCTCATTTGTTTCGGTATCGGATGTTGTAGATACAATCTTTACATCAACCGTGATGCTGGCTGTGTCATTGTTTGCCAGTGTCAGGCCAATGATAACTGCCGTTGTTGACGGTTGAACCGTATACAAAGGATCAGGCGAACCAGCGGCGGCTGGCATCGACCCATTAGTTTTTAGTTTAAAGGTGTTAGCCATTTCCTTATCCTAACGCTATTGCCAATGCTGTAGCGGTATCAGCCGCTACGCTCTCAATCAGCGCCGTGTTTGCCGCTGAAATATTTAC